CCACCTAAACCAGTGATTCTATCTGCTCTTAATATTCCCATTATCCTAGACCTCCGTGACCATTTGAGCAACCTGCAGTCTGTTGATTATCATAAGGTAAATCACCAAAATCAACTGCATCTCCTGTAGTTGCAATATTAAAGTAATCAATCTCATCGAATTGTGCAGGAGATCCATCCCCACCAGCAAATATTCCACGAACACAATCAGACATACTTGCAAAGGATGATCTAGATACTGTCATATCACCAAAAGTAATTGTGTCTCCTTTTGTTGCGATTGTTAAGTAATCTATTGGTCTAACAGGATCTACTCTAGAACCAATTACCATGCGAGTGGCACTACATGCACCTCCACAGTTATTGCCTAAATTTGTCATATCGCCAAAGTCTTGTGAATTTCCAGTTGTTGCAATCGTTATAAAATCTATTTGTTTATTAGGAGAAGTCTGACTTCCTGTCATGATTCCACGAGTTGGTGATGATCCTGTTCCTGTTCTTGAATTTCCCCCTGCAACCCTATCACCAAAATCAAATTTTCTTCGAGTATTGTCTAAAGATACACCTGTGCCAGTTTGATTGGCAGAGGTACTAAATATGGTCGCATTTCCTGAGCTCATATTTATTCTCCTTTACTCTTAATTAACTCTCTCTCAGCTGTCGTGGGACCTTCGAGTAGAGTTGGTTACCACGGATTCTTATTATTAAAATCCGATATTAAACTATCCATAATCTTATCAGAGTCACTTCTTGCATCATTCCCGCCACCTTGACCTGTTTGGACACCCATCGGAGATGGTATCTGCTGAGCTCTTTGTGTTTGTTGGAACTCAGGACTTGGTCCAGCATTAGGTTGTGGTTGGCCTTGGCCTTTCTGCAGTCTGTATAACTGAACAAGATTATCTAAACTAAGTGAATTAGGGTCTGACATCTGTTGAATAAACTCTTGAGCATCAGCATCATTAAATCCATAATGACCTTGAAGATGAGTATTAACATCAGCCATTTGCTGCTGTTGAGCTGCATGCGCCTGTTGTCTTTGTATTTCATCTTGCCTAGCTTTTTCTTGAGCATCAAACTTTTCTTGCATCTGAGTTACGGTATACTCTTGTTTTAAAGTAGCGTATTCAGACATGTTATCACGCCATTCCTCATAATCATCTAAGTACCTAGCGCTTTCGCTAGTAGGGTCGCTATACGCTTCCTCTCTACTGTAGCCTCTAGGTTTTTGGGGTCTTTCAGGTGGCTCAGGAAACTCTTCAACAGGTTCTGCTTCTTGTTGTGGAACTTGCATTGCGTTCATTTGAGCCTGTAATTGCTCATTCTGCCGCTGAATTTCTGCTATTTGATTATCACGTTGAGCAGTTTGGCTTTGCCAGTACTCAAATCGTTTTTGGTCATTTTTAGCAGAATACTCTTGTGCTTGCTCTTGTATTGGAGCAGATTCAGGGGTCTCAGCTACTGCTGGAGCCTGTTCCTGTGGTTCTGTTGTTTCTTGAGTGCCTAAAAAAGCATCCTCAATAGACACACTATCACTAGAGCCTTCTGTTGGCCATGGTCCTTCAAATGCAGTAGTTGCATCATTTGGATTGGCATTTTCCATCGGGGTATCTATGTTGTCTGTCATTTCTTTTTACTCACTTTCGGCTTGCCCTGTTCGCCGCTTACGGGGGTAGAAGCCTCTGTTTTTATTGAACCAGCGATATCACGCTTGATTACGGCCATATTGTCGTCAAGTCGTTTTTCATAAACAGAGCTTGCAGCTTTCGCTTTATTACTAACTTGGTCAAGTTCTGTTTTAAATTTCTCAACTTCAATTCTTTTTCTAAGGTTAACTGACTCCCTATCTCTAGATTGCAAGTCACCCTTTAATTTTTTAATTTCATCAACTGCTTGTTGCAACTGTGTTTGGAGTTGTCCGACTTGGTCGGTTCTTTCAACAACACCCTCCATATCAAATACTTCTGTCTTCTTGAGAACCTCAATTCTATCAACCAATCCTTTCTGATAAGCATCCATATAAAACTCAAGCTCTGCATATCTGTTAGAAGGTAATGTACTACCTGATAGATAAATTACGTCATATTTTCCAACTGTAATATCATTAAATGTAGTAATTTCATTTGTTTTGTCGTCAATAAGCTTTTTATTAATAACAAATTCACTTAATGAGTTATTAGGCTGTATTACTCTAAACACTTTTTCTTGCGTGTACAACTGCTGCATTAAAGGTATGGCCACTTGAGCTACTTTAGTTAGACCAGCTTCAATATCAGCTAATTTTGATTTAATTTTTCTTTGTCCAAATTCATCAAGACTAATTGTAGCCTTGTAGGTTTGTGGAGCAGCTTGGGCATTACCCATCATCATTTCATATAATCCTAACTGATGGTCAATATCTTGCTTAGCTACTTGCTCACCGCTATAAAGTTCGTTTGGAAGCGGAGAGGGTTGGACAGGCATTGGTGCGCCATCTGTTGGGTCATAAGGGATTGCGACACCAGGCTGAGCCCATTTCTGCTCAAATTCTGACATGTCTACACTACCTTCTGGGACAAGTATCTTAGTATTAGTACTTGTCGTTGCATGCGCTACTATTAATGAACGCATTTTATTTATATATTCTTGAAGACCTTTTATCATCCTTACATCAGATTGAGGATAAGGAGTTCTTGTATGTAAACTCATAAATGGTACAATTGGATAATCTTCTATTGGAAGTTCTCTGCTGTATAAATGTTTATCTCCCATAATAACGCACATATTGACCCGTTTAATTTGAGTTACAACTGTCTGTATTAGTTGTCGTTCAATAAGTTCTGCAAAACTTACTTCTTCAACGTTAATAGGCTCAGGCGCAATAGGAACTTCTGCATTGCCATCTAAACCCATACTCGTCATACCAGATTCCATTTGAGTTTGATACTGCTGTCTTTGTTGTTCTAGTTGAGATAAAATTACCTTTGCTTGTGCGGGGTCATCAATTATTTCGCCATTAATTATATATGCTTGTCGTTGAACGTAGCTAGCATATTCTTCTTCATTTAATAATAATTCTTTTTTACTCCACACTTCATAAATCCTATACCTATCAACCATTACTTTATAATAACGTTCGTACCCTCTAAGGTATTCAGTATTATCTGTTCTATCTACATCTTCAGGAAAATGAGTAGCCATATCGTTAGCTCTACCTGTTTCTGGCCTATCATGGTCATAATCACTGGCGTTATTAGCAGCATTTTTAATAGCCTTTTCATACATAGGATATAAGTTAGCAGCTTGCTCTCTAGTAAATAATCTAGATATAATAATATTTTCGGCATCATTAAAAAATCTATCTCTACTATTTGGGTCTACGTATACATCAAGTGGGTCTACATCGTGAATACACACTTCGCCTTTACCCATATCCATCATTGGGTCTTGATATACGTGTATATATCCTAATCCCATTACATAGTAATCATCTATCATTTGCCGTACTGCGGTTCGCCCATCAGATATATCATACATATACGCAAGCATAGCACTCATTACTTGTGCTACTTTATTGTCAGAATCTTCTCTAGGCGCTACTCTAAATGATGGTCTGTTTGCAGACATCATTGATTTTGCTGCTTCAACAGCAGGATGTACCCTATTAACAACTACAGGCGCTTGCCCTCTAGCTCTTAATATATCCTCTTGTTCTTTTGTCCATTGACGCCCAAGTCTAAATTCTTTATCTTCCTTGGCATGCTTTGCCCAGTTGTCGCGCTTAGAGCCATATTTTTGGAATAGGTCTAATGTTTCATCGACTAAGGGTTTGCCTGAAAGTTTCTTTTTAACGGTATATGCCATCTTGCAATTTAACTCCTACATAGTCATCCAATCAAGGAATTTCTTTTTCTTCTTTTTATCATACTTTTTTTTGTCATATTCTTTAAGTCTACACGGCTTTGCTCCATCTAATGCTGTCCACACAGCATCCATAACATCATCATGTTTACCTCTAGGATATGATAGAAATTCTTGTTGGGGTTTTATGTCTTCTGGTCTAAAATAAAATTGTTTTCTAGCAAACATTGGAACCATAGACAATAATCGTTCTGATTTTCTAGTTCTTGGTTTTACACCAGCCTCTAATCCTGGTATGTATAACCCTTTTTCTTTCATTATGTCTCTTACACCTACACGTAACGCTTCCTGATAACCTGTTGTTTCTATCTTAATTCGTCTAGGTTTAAATTTTGTAAACGTATCAATAATCATATCGGGTTGTTTAGAAGGAGTAACTCGCTCTCTCTTAATATCTATTACGTATTTATTGTTTTCATTGTCTATGCCAATAGTAGCAATA